ATTCAGCGTCTGTAAACTCTCGTCTTTCATTGTTTACTTGTGCATATAACGGCTTTTCACTTTCTATTTCAGAAGTTGCCTCTGTTCTAAATTGTTCTATTGTTTTAATTGCCATAATATTTTTCCTTTCTTTATCTTAGCATTTATTTTCTTAGTCCGTATAGTTTAAATTCTCCACTAGCTATATTTCCACTATCAGCAAAAAATTGTATTCCATTCGTGGCTTGTGCTACTGTCAAAACACAACCACCTGTAACTGATGTTGTTTCAGGTGTATTTGTTGTGTTTATTAATTCTGTTGTAATAAAAGAATATTCACTTGCATTTGGGAAGTTAAAACAATAGATAGTTCCTAAATAACTTTCCGGATTTGTTGTGCCTAATGCCAAACTATCAATATACGATTGGTTTGTTGAAGCACTATCATAAAACGATTGGTTAGTGTACATATTTACCCAAGCTCTATCATAATTGGAAGTACTATCAGCAGAGTTATCACTTGTTTTAGTAAATCTTATTCTTGCTTTTGCACCGTCCGTATTCATATAAACATCTTGAAACTGCAACATATACACGTCATAAGTGCTATCCATTGAATAATTATATGTGCTACTTCCTGCACTTCCACCACCAATAATAAAACTACTAGCACCAGAACTTATAGAATATTCATCTACTAAAACTAAACTACCTGCCATTATTTCACTCCATATACATTGATTATTAATGTTGTTGTACCACTTGTTGGTATCAAAGCAATACCTGTTATCTGTTCAGCACTTTTATGCACACCAATTTGTTTATCTCCAAGAAAAGTAACACCCTCAATACTTTGACTTGCCCCCTGTGTAAAGGTGTAGCTTGAACTGTCATAGGGATTATAAACATAGGTATAACCTGTACCACCTGTTTTTTGTTCATCTCCACCATAAGATACTAATCTTGAAATTTTAGTTTGCCCTGTATTTCTTCTTTCTCCAAAAGTTGTATTACTATTAAGTTGCAATGTAGCATAATCATATTCACTATCTGCAATAATACTTCCACCACTATCTATAAACCTAATATCTAAGTTTACTTCTGCCGAATTTAATGATTTTGCTACTTGAACAAAGTACACATCATAATTAGCACTAAAACAATCTGTTACTGATAATGAACTAACAGAAGTTCCACTAGCAGATTTTATAAATTGTAAATTAGTAGCCATTATGAATATTCCTTTATTCCATATAGAGAAATCGTTGCACTTGTTATAGCAGTTGTACCTGTACCTTCTCCAAATCTAATTGCTTGTATTGCCTCTGCATGATCATAAACTTGACTTCCAAATTCCGTAGCTTGTTTATCAGCATTATCCATAAAAACCATGTGGCTAGTTGAAAAAGTATATTTTGTGCTATCTCCTGCATTATATAAATACATATATCCATTTGCTAAAGAATTTGCACCTGCGTCTATATCTCCACACAACCTTGCACTATCTTGACTTGTACTTTTTCTTTCTGCAAAACTTCCATCTGATATACCTCTTTGATTTGCGAATTGATAACCTGTTTCATAACTACTAGCACTATCATTTGACAACTTGTAACCAAATTCTGTCTGCGTACCTGCATGAACATCAGTAAAAGTAAAGAAATGAACATTGTATGTAGTTTCTTGTAGTGCAGTAAAATCAGCAGTCGCACTAGATATTGTTTGCGTTTGTAATAAATCCAATTGTCCATAATCAGTATATTTATCTGCTCTTGTTAGATCATAAATATCGTTAGGCGTAAATATTCCTTTATTATTCCCAAAACTTTGAGCAGGGCTTTCAGGTATATATCCATATTCACTCATAATTACACCACCTTATACAATGTAAAAGTTCCACTTGCTATGTTTCCACTAGAATATGTAAATGATATTCCATCATTGGCTTCTGCTACTGTGTGAACACAACCACCCATAGCACCATAAAAAGTTGTAGCATTTCCATAACCACTAGATGTTTCAGAAACAAAAAAACTATACTCTGATGAATTATTAAAATTGTATAAATAACATATTCCTTGTGCAGTTTCCCCTGTTACTGTTCCATTGTGTGCATTTTCAATACTGTATTTGTCTTGATTTACTGAACTAAAATTACTAAAAGTGCCTGTTGTTTCTAACCACTTATGAGCATAATCATATTCACTATCACTATCAGCAGTTCCACTTGTTGTAGTCCTAGCATATAAATATGTATGGTCTGTACTTGGGGAAACATTTGTATAAGCAACCATATAAACATCATCACTATCTATGCCTGTTAAGCTAACACTAGCTACTGCACTTGTTACTGTATTTGTTGCTACTTGTACTAAACTACCTGCCATTAGCTATCAACTCTCAATCCATAAATTCTTGCTCTAATATTTAATATATTTGAACTAGCATTGAAGTTTATACCTGTCATACTTGCAGTTTGTTTTAAAACCCCAATTCCTTTTCTTACAGGTGTTCCAATACTTGATACACCTGCATTTTGCCACTTTGCAAAAGTATAAGAACTTGAACTTGTTGGATTAAATACATATAAAACAGTTGCACCACCTTTATCTGATAAATCACTATAACCTATTGAACCAAGAGATGAAGCATTTGTGTTATTAAGTTCTCCAAATGCACTATAACTTCTCATAAGTAAAACTGCGTCATCATAATTACTAGAACTAACAACACTTCCACTTGAATTTATAAACCTAAAAAATAAATCTGCATTTGCAAAATCAATAGTATCTAAAACAACTTTGTAAATATCAAAATCAGAACTAAATACATCTGTCATAGAAAAACTTGTTATTGCACTTCCTGAACTTTCAGTTATGTATCTTAGGTTGCTCATATCTGTTTTACCCCATAAAGTTTTGCAGTTCCAGCTGTTGAAGTAGTTGCTGAATTATAAATTTGTATTCCGTCAACTGTACTTGCCTGTGGTAACACACCACCACCAAACTCAGTAACAGTTCCTGCTGAGCTATAACTTCCACCAGAAGTAAGTCTTTCAGGTTGTTTATGTAATGTTACAAAACTATATTCGCTTGAATTTCCTAAGTTATAAAAATACATATACCAATTATTTATCCATTGTTCTGAGCCTGTATTGTCAACTCTTATATAATTTGCACTTGTTGACCTGTGTTCATAACCTGTACCCCCAAAAGTTATTTCTTGCGTTGCATATTGATAAACACCTGCAGTTTCTAATACACCACCTTCATAAAATCTAATTCCATAATCTTGACTACCTGCTGGAACAGTATGATTACTAACTGTTAAAAAGTGTACATCAAACTTTGTTTCTTTTATTGAAGTGAAATTGTAACTTACTGCACCACTTAAAGTTTGTTCAGCAATAAGTTCTAATGAGCCACCCCAATTACCGTCTTTGGTTAAAGCAGTAATATCATTTGGTGTATATAAACCAATATTCTCTTTTACATTATTTGGTTGAGTACCTATATAGGACATTAATTACCCCTTTAGGTTTGTTTCAAATAAGCTAAATTAAAATCCACACTTGAAGCTGCACTTGCAAGTCCTTGCATAGTGTCGCCTGTTTCTAATACAAGTTTAGTTGACATTGTGATCGTAGTTCCAAATGGAAGTGAAACATCATTTAAAATTTTTCTTAATGATCCACCCGATTTGGTAATACTAAGATCAACTGTAACATCTGCACTAGATCCACTTATATTAGATAAAGTTAAACCTATAACTGTTTCAGTTGTGCTAGAAGCTACTGCGTCCAAAATAGCTGTGCTTCCTGTTCCTAAAACACCTTGTACTGAATGTAATGTATCGGCCATATTATTTCCTTTCCTAACTTAGCGCTATTACTAAACCTAATGAAACACCACCTGCTAATCCTGCGATGTCTCCTGCTGTTGTTTTCTTTAAATTATTACTATCATCTACATCAGCCATTAAAATAACATCTCCACTAGCCACTGTTGCTGAAGTCGCTAATGTAGGTGCTACTAATAAAGTAGAAGAAAATGCTCCCGAAGTTGCTGTTGCACCACCCGATAAACCCGAAGTAGCACTTGTTGTTATAGTTACACCTGTTATATCGCCGTCGCCTATATAAGAAGCCCAAGATGATCCATTATAAAATTGAAGTACATTTGTATCTGCTAAATAACAGAACATGCCCTCTTCTGGGCTACTTACTGCACTATCTCTAGCAGATGAACTTGCAAAGGTCATTATTACTTGCTCTTGTACATAATTATTAAAATCAGAAGCAGAAACTAAGTCTCCTGTTGTCCATACTTTATAACCACTAGGCATATTTATTCTCCATTAATTAAACTGTTTCTTTCATCTTAGCACTAAGTATAAGCGAAACGAGTACCCTCGCCAATTTTTGCTTGTCCCATTACCCAACCTGATGATCCCGCAGGACTTAAAGTAAGTGAATAGTTCCAAGTTTGGCTACCACTTCTAATGTCATGATTAATACTTTCTATCCATACCTCATCAGTAAAAGTTGATCCATTTGGATTAGTTACATTTACTTTTACTCTATCCCCAAATCCAAGTCCTAATACCTTTGCCCATAAAGAAGTATCTTCTCTAGGATTTATAGTTAATGTATCAATTCTCTCAATAGGAAGTGCAGTTTCACTTAATTTTTGATCTATAATAGACTTCACATTTCCGTCTGAAGTGTTTTTAGTTGTTTGTGTTGAAGTTTTAGCTGTATATCTATTAACACTATCAGCGTCTGCTACATATTGAGCTGATCCACCTGTCCTCGTCCACTCATAAACATTTATAACTTCATTAGTATCAAAGGAAGTAACAACATCAGTATATGGTAAATTACTACCCGAATTATCAAAAGTCGCTTGAACATTGATCGCTTTAGTATTACTTAGCTTATAATCTCTATTTCTAAAAGTAGCTTTTCCGTCTGGTCCCATAAAAAATTGAGCATTTTCTGCTACTTCACATTCTCTCATAGCCGCCAATAGATTTGTAGTTAGAGCTTGTTGTTGTATGTTCATTGTTCCTGTGTTGATTGTTCTTAAAGAACTAGGGAAGCCAATAGAATTTAATAAACGAGTTAGTCTTACTGATGTCAATTCTGTTGCGTCATCATAACCAAGTCTTGTAGAACTTCCAATCTCTGAAAATCCTGCTTGTCCTATTTTCCAACCAACTGATTGAATTGTTTGACTTTGAAATATTTTAAAAGCGTCTATCGATCTAAATGTTACAACACTATCTGCCCCCAAAGCAGGATAGCTTACAGGTATTTGATCTAAAAAGCCATAATATAGATCATAAGTACTACTGTCATGAACTGCACGAACTCTTACAGGTTTTAAAGGTTGTATTTTAGTTCTAGCATTTGCACTATCATAATAAAATGTAGTTTGAGTTGGATTAAATCTATTATCAGCATTACTTAATAAAAGTTCACAAGATCCTGCTACGAATTGCCCCATTTCATTTGATCTACCACGCCTTATATTTATTCCTCTTACATAAGCAGATACATCTGTAAAAGTAATGGAACTATCAAATGGCTCACTATCAAATCCTATTTCAACAGTAAGAGTTACATCACTATCAAACGCAACTGACATTAAATTAAGACCTTAATACCACGCTTTTGAGCTTGTATCATGGCATTAGCAACAGCGTCTGAAATTTCACTACTGCTAGATAAAGCACCACCAACATTTACAACAATAGAATTATTAGTATTTGTAATCACACCACTAGAGTCCATTGTTCCTCTCCCACGACCAACAGGACTTGAAACCTTAGAGGGATCAATAGATCCGTCCTCACTAAAAGTTTCACTTGTTGCAACACTACTCGGTGTTATTGGTGTTGTCCCACTTGTTCCACCTCTAATAGCGTTAAGCGTACTATAATATCCCTTTAATAAGTCATCAAAACTACCTAACCCAAGTTCTACCATTTGCTGAATTGCAGTAGTGAAAGATTTTAAGTCCTTTTGTTCTGCAAGTGCGTCATCTAATTCTTTTTTAGCTAAAGCCATTTTCATAAAGTTTTGAGGTGTGTCAGCAGTAGCTTCATTTAATTCTTTATTCGCTTCAGCTAAAGCAAGTGTGGCTTCTTCTAAATCCCTTTCAGCACTTAAAACGCCTTCTTGTGCTCTCTCTAAATCTCTTTGAGCAGATATTTCATCTCGTGTTGCAGATGTACTCGCTAATCTTATTTCTTCTAGTTTTCTTTTAGCTAATTCAAGTTCTTTTTCTTGAAGTGTATTTTTATCTTCTTGTTCTGTTAATTTATTAACAGCTTCTTCTTGTCTTAATATTGCAATTTCTTCTTCTAAAGTTACTTTTTTAGAAATTTCTTTTTGTTTATTTAAGGCTGTTTCTGCTTGAAGTACTTTTTCTCCTGCAAGTTTAACTTTTGTATCTGCTTCAATTTTTTTAGCCGCCAATTTATTCCTTGCTGTTTCTAAATCAGCAATATTTTCATGTATATCTTGAATTGCCTGCATAGCATTTACAACTCTGTTTAAAGTAGGTATAGCGTTTTCTCTGCGTTCTTTATTTAAAGCTGCTTCTGCTTCGTCTAATTCTTCAACTGAATCAGTAAATCTTTCAACTGTATCTGTAGACATAGCCCATTCATTTTCTAATCTATGAGCATTTCTTTCTGCGTCACTTTGTGTAATATTGAAATCTTCTAACCCTTGATTTAAAAACATATAGCTCTTACTTATCCTTTTACTTGCTTCTCTTTGTTTTTCTAAAGAGTCAGTAACAGTGTCAGCAATAGAAGGCACTCGTCTTAATGCAGGACTAAAAATTTTCAATACCTTTATAATTGAGTCAAAAGCTTTTCCTGCATACTCAATATCATTTGGAAGTCTGCCTCCCAACATATCTAAAAAGGCATTAGTTGTTTTTATTGCGTCTAACATAGCAGGCTCGTATTCTTCAATAATCGCTAAACCGAGATCAATAAATTTATCTTTTGCTAGTCCTAATTGTGCTTTTAAACTCTCTAATTGGTTATCAGCAACTTCTTCTGTAACACCTGCACTATCTCTTAACGCTTTTTCATATTCTCTTATTTGATCTCCTGCACCACTTAATATTTTTACAGCGTCAGCAACACCACGATTAAGTCCTAATTGATCTAAAGTAGCAGCTTTCATTTCGTCAGACATAGGTCCAAGAACACGATCTAATTCTTCAATAATGTCTGCTACATTTCTCATATTCCCTTCTGCGTCAAACATTTCTAAGCCAAGAGCCGCAAATTCATTTTTATTTTTAGCTGTTGCTCTTGGTATATCTCTCAGAACTTGGTTTAATTTATCTCCTGCCTCTGCACCTTTTACACCTCTATCAGCGAAAGCCGCCAATACAGCAACACCCTCTTCTATGTCTTTATTTACTACTTTCAAAGCTGCACCCGATTTTGTAGTTAGTGCTTCAGAGAATTGTTGAACAGAAGCGTTGGCTAATGTATTAGCTTTTACTAAAACATCAGTAACTCTTGTTAAATTAGCTAAGTTTTCTCCTGCGTCTGATACAGTCAAACCTAATGCTGATTGTGCGTCTGTTGCTAAATCTGTTGCAGTAGCCATATCAAACATACCTGCTTGTGCGAATTTTGCTACTTGTGGTAAAGCTGCTATTGATTGTTGAGCATTTAAACCTGCTGAAGCTAAGAAGAAGTATGCTTCTGCTGATTGTTCAGCCGAAACTGCTGTTACAGAAGCAACATCTCTTGCCGTTTGAGCCATTGCTTTTTGTTCTGAAACACTTGTCTGCATAATTGCAAGTGATTGCACCATTTTGTCATTAAATTTAATATACTCGCCAACAGCAACAGATAATCCTTTAGCTAAAGCAACACCGATAGCAACACCTGCAATTTTTGCGAATTTACCTAATTGAGCTAGTTTTCCTGCTGATCCTTTTGAAGCATTACCTAGAGTATTTAATTGTTGTTTAGCAAGTTGAGCTCCACGAGTAACTATATTTAAAACTACATCAGAACTAGCCATTATTTATTCCTATTCTTTTTAGCTTCTGCTTGAGCCATTGCTACATTTTCATCAGTCATATTTTTCTCCCAAATATAATAAGCTATCCAATTATTATATTCCAATGAACTCATTGTAGTCGTTAATTCTGCAACAGTCATGCCTAAGTCTCTTGCTAGTCTGTATTGAAAACCTAGATCGTGATTAGTCTTGAAATTGATCTGCGTTAGCAGAACCTCCAACACCATTAAGAGTATTTATTTCTAAGAAAATATTATCAATTATTTTACTATCTTTCTTATACAGTTCATCTATATCTTCATCAGATAATTCGGGATCAATAATACAAGCCTTTAATAATTCTTTTTGATAGTCAAATGCGTCTGTGTTATTAGCGTCAACAATTCTACCTAATTCAATTTGTTTAGCTTTGCTTATCCCTTGAAGCTCAACAGAAAATCCCCATTCTTCTATCTCATAGATTTTAGTAGGAACATTAGGAAGTCCTTTTATATCCTCTAATTTTAATTTTTTCAATATAATCTCCTAGTTAACTTAATTTAAGTTTAGTAAGAATTAAATTTAATGTGTACCGCGAGTAACTGCACCTGAAACTTGTAGGTCAGCAGAGTACCCAACAACATCTCCAACAGGGCTTGATATTGCATAATTTGTCAATATTGCCTCGCCTGTGTATTTTACCTTACCACTTGCTGTTCCCTCGGGGGAATATTCAAATGATAGAGTTGCTGTTTGTCCTACTACTGCACCAAAGATAGCGTCAGCAGTTGCGTCCCATAGACCAGCTAATCCGATAGTAGCGTCTTTAAGACCTACCACGAATGATTTATTGCTTGATCCAAGAGTACTTGTTTCAGCCACATCAGCAGTTTCAGGGAAGTCTACATTATTTACATATGTTGATATATCAGTAAGTGATCCACCTGAATTATCAAGTTTAAATACTGAATTTTTACCATGTACAAATGCCATATAGTCTCTCCTTAATTATTTCGTCCAAAACCTACAATAGCGTTTATTGTCGGTGTTGAACTACCTCCGATTGTATTATACACCCTTATATAACGATTAATAGTTGTTCCACTAGAAATATTTTTTATTTCACTTGTAGCCGCTGTGGCTTGTGTGAATGTTATCAGATCAACATAAGTAACATTGTCTGCACTATGCTGAATTTTTACATCTCCTGTTGGGCTAGTTCCACTAACTGAAGTTACTATTAAAAATGAACCACACCCATTTGTAGTTGAAGATGAATTATCTTGTACTGATCCTTGAGCTGCTGTTGTGGTAAATGCTGAAGCTGTTAATACAGTTCCGTTCCACATTCCGTCATCACTTTGCATGTCAACTGAAGTAGCAACTATATCTCCCACAGGGCTTGACACACCATAGTTAGTAAAATTACCAATACCAAAAGTTGTACTATCGCCTGTATCTAAGCCGTCAATACCCATAACAAAATCTAAGTCTGCACCACCAAGTAGTGGCTGAATAGTTGCGTCTGCTGTTGCGTCAAAAAAACCTCCTAAAGAAACAGTCCCGTCTTTATCTCCTGCTACATAAGTTTTATTTGAATTTCCAAATGTTGTACTCTCAGCCGTGTCTGCTGTTCTTGTTGCGTCTGCATTACTAAAATAAGTACTAAAATTAGATGAGTTTAAATATACTTTAGTATCTTTACCATGTTTAAAAGCCATTATCTTTTTCCTGTTCCTCTATTATATCTTCTTCTTCTGTAATTATTCTTCTTCTTGTTTTTCATGCCACGCTTCATTTTCTTCGGTATCGGGATCATCAGCAATAAAATGACCTTTTTCATCTCTAGCTCGGATCAATTCCTTTTCTTTTTTTTCATCATATTTCTCAACAATGTTTTGCTCTTTTAACCATTTAAGACTTTTCTTTGGTATTACATTATCTTCAATAATAGATCCTGCTTCCAAATGTTCATCTTTAACATCAAAGCCAATATTAACTTTTAATTTCATGCTATTACTTCTACCTCAAACTCTACGCCTAAATAGTCTATGTTATTCACAGTATACACACCATAATTACTTGCTTCAACAACTCGACAAGATTGTGCCGAACTATCTAATGTTTGATCGCTTTCAATTTGAGCCTTAACACTTGAAGCACCACTACTAGCTAAATATGCGTCTAAAGTTTCTTGACTGTCTTGTGCGTCTACTCTACTGACATAAAGTAAAACAGGTATGGTGTATGTATCAGCACCTCTAGCCATTGAGGTATCATATTCTAAGGTCTGCACAACACCCACTATTGCAGTTGGTGGCTCTATACTATCGGGAACATAATTGTAAACACTTAACGAACTTATATTTCCTAGATTAGTTCCAATTCCATTTCTTATACTTGTTAATGTAGCCATAAGAAAATATTAACAGGTTTAGCTTTTCCCTTTTATCTATTAAATAAAATATTTCGCAAATTCTATTCCAAGTTTTTTATTAACTTGCACTTCCCATTTTTTGTTCCATTCATTACAACCATTACAGAGGTAACTTCTACTTGTTGGATAATATACTTTTTCCCCACTATATGGATTTTTAGAATATGTACCAGCTCTTGTATCTATTCTGTCATCATTAATATTTGTAGTAATACTTTCATCACAATGTGGTGCATTATTTACAAAACTTCCCACACACTTAAATATCATTACTTTTTCTTTTTTTTGTGCTTTTGTCATTTCACCCCCCTTAATAACTTAGTTAATTATATCATATTATTAAGAGTTAATCAAATCTTAGATTTAACGCAACTTTGCAGGTCTTGATTTTTTCCACATTAATTCAACAGATTTACTAGCTTGTTGTAAAGCAATTTTTCGTTGTGCTTCTGTCTGTTCATACCCCATTTTTATAAATGGAATGATCGCAGTACCTTTTTCTGCTATTGATCTTTGTACTAAAAATACAGGTATTCCTTTAGCGTCAGCCCATTTCTGAAGTGCAGAAGCAGGTGGCCAATGAGGTTTTGTTCTACTGAATTTATCTTTATCTTGTGGATATTTAAGTCCTCTATATTTATAATTTTTGTCCATTGATCCATGAACATAAGAAGCATAAGGTGTTGTAACAAACACTTTTATTCCACCAGGTATTCTTCCTTTATCCCTTACTCTTTTATATTTTATTTGGGATTTAAGTCTTCCTGTAAATTCGGGTGTCTGTGTTTTTGCTTGTTTCTTAACTATTTTCCCAACAACATTGAAATAATTTCTTAGTGGTTTATATAATAGTTTTTTCTCATCTAGTCTTTTTTTTAATTGTATAGCACCCTGTACTTCAACTTTGAATTGCTGTTTAGCCATTACAAAGTTCTTTTAATATATTTTTTAATAAGTTTCATAGCGTCTGGATCAAACTTATTAAATAATTCTCCTGTACCTGTTTCGGGGTTTCCATAAGTAGAAAATGGGCTATCTTTTCTTTTAAATAGTCTTGTAGCTTGTAATAGAGTAGCTTGTTTAATTGCGTGAGGAACTGCTGAGAAGCCCCATTGTGCTGTTATTTTTATTTGTTTAACTATTGTTGGATCAAACCTTTCCGAAGATCTTGTGTCTAATATTGTAATTTGAGTTATTGGTTGGTATTGAATACCGTCAACTTCATTTCCTGCGTCTAAAGGTTTTGTGTAAAAATCTGTGTTTATTGTAAGTGTTGTATCATGTGTTCCGTCATCTGAAGTATCTATTAAAACTGCTAAACCACTTGGGCTAGATATATCGGGTACATCTATAAATAAAGCATTATCGGGTGTGAAGTATTTTGCGTCTGAGCTAGTTTGATAAAAAAATCGATCACAAATTCCGTCTATTTCTCTACTTGCACTATCTACTGCATTTTCTAAGTTGTCATCTTGGCCACTACCACTTAAACCGAGATAGGTTTTTAACTCTGCGAGTGTGCAGTAGCCATTGGTAATGGCCATAAGGAATTACTTCCCTTTATTTTCAGCAGGTGCTTTAGCTTTTTTACCAATACCCCATTCCTTAGCTTGTAGATCAGATACTTCATGGCCTTTTACACCAAGTAGTTTTCCTTTTCTCCACGCTTTAGGTAGGTTGTTATCAGTAGTTTCAGCGATCTTACCTGCGTCATCTATCCATACATATTTTTTTAAAATCATTTTTTCTCCTGACTGTAACTCGTCCTTACCATTAAAGCTTGAACGAGTTACTAAAGTCATAATTATTTCTAAGTTATCCTTAGAAGTTTGATATTTTAGCGAAAGCTGTTGCTCTATAAATAGGAAGTCCCATTCGTACAGTTGCTTTCATAACAATAATATCTTTTACAAAGTTCTCATCATGGCTATCAGACATAGCAACTTCCATACCTTGTCTTGCGACTATATGAATAGCTTGTCCACCACCAAATGTTCCAACTAAGCAATCGCCTGCTGAGATTTCTGTTGAAGCTACAACAGGAAGTCCCCAAATTGTTGGTGCCACAGCTGAGTTGAAGTTGCCTGCGCCTACAAATAATGGATTTAATGATCCACTTGTTGTAACTGCATTTACTTCTGTAACAACTTGATACCAATCAGATGGGTGCATTACGATTGCGTCTGGTTGCATAAAAGCGTCTTTCTGAATTTCAGTAATCGCTTCAAATAGCTGACCAATTCTCTTTAGGTTTCCACTAAATGAGGAATAGTTAAAGGAATTGATACCAGTCTTGTTAAGAATACCTGTGAGGTTCACGCCTGAGCCTGATCCTCCAATGATTTGGTCAGAAATTGTTTGTCTAACCATAAACCTTAATCTGCTGTCAATGTAACCTTGAGCCGCAGAAACATCAGCTAGAAGTTCCTCAGTCATTGGAATAAAGGCACCAATTTTTCTGATCTCTTCTGTTCTCTCTGTGAATGCTAAAGCATTTTCTCCGAGAGCGCTTCCTTCTGCTGTTGGAGCCGCATTATTAGTATATGTAGTTTCCTCTAGGTACTTATACTGATATTGATCAGTAACAATAGTATCTATTAAATTAGGAATTACATAAGGATCTAACTGTGCGCTTTCCTCAATTCTTGGTGCTCGGACTACGCCCGGTGGCCAAGTAGTTTCAGTAACAGTAGTTTTAGTTTCTACTCTTGGGTCCCACTTGAGTTCAGATTTAACATTCTTTATGCCTGTTTCTACATATGATTTATAAGCGTCAGACTCAAGAAATGATTGTCCAATACTTTTCGGTGCTTGGTTTTCAGCTTTTTCAGTATGTATTGCTTTTGGCTCTACTACTTTTCCAGCTTCAACAGCACTTTCGAGTTCTTTCTTTTCATTTTCTATCTTCTGCGCTTCTTTAATCTTTTCAGTAAGTTCAGACATTCTCTCATTTCTTTTAATCCAATTCTCAGAAGTATCAGCGTCAAAGCCTGTACTATCTATATCCTTAAATTCGTTGAGAGTGTTTTCTCTTAGCTCTTGTAGTTCCTTTTTGAGTTCTACTAATTTACTCATTTTATTCTCCTACAATTCAGGATCAAATGTTTCTAACAACACTTGTTCCGTTTCTAATAACAAAGTCGTGTCATCTATTTCTGCTTTTTCTTCATCATCAGCACCTGCAACATCAAGTAATGTATCTATATCTTGATACACCTCTTGTATGCTGTCCTGTAATTCAGATAAAACAGCCGTAGATCCCTCCGACAATGTTTTTTCTTTTGATAAGCGTAAGGCAGTAAGCTCCTTAGCTCGTTTTAACACAGCAGATAATTTGGTAAGCAACTCATCTACATCTTCGTTAAATCTTGTTCCTGTATTTTCATTTTCATTATTTTGATCTTTAACAGATACAGTTTCTGTATTTTGATTTGCACCAACTAATACTGGGCTAACTTCCCATACTTGAACATCTTTTAAGTATCTAACATCTATATCTGTTCCGTCTTTAGTATAAGTACCATTTTCGCTATCCAACACTTCATATCCGAATGACCATTGTTGTAGATCGCCCATAGCTTTAACTGTATTAAAAGCGTCCCTACCTCGTTCTGTGTCCATTATGAATTGACCTTTGAATGTTGCTTTGTTTTCATCAGAAACTATTTCGCCTCTACCGATCACATCTTTCCAATCGTGAGCCCAAACCATAGCCACACCTCTATCTCCATATCCCGATTTTATAGAATTTGGAAGTACGACATCATTGTCGCTGTCTATTTCGTTGAACACCGAAAATACTGCTTCTACTTTTCCCTCTACCTCATTAGTGGTAGTTAATTTTACTTCTTTATGTTGTAAATTTTTACTCATAATTATCTCCTATTATATCTTAACTTCGTGAAAAATCATAGTACACCTACAATTACATACTAGCCCAGCAGGAGCTCCTTTACTACTATCTCCGGGATAATTCATAGAATAACCTTGAACGCTGAAATCAGCATCTTGTGGAACTCTTTGTAGATCCATATAAATATGCGCTTCTCTTACAACCCCGTCTCTACGAGTGATCCATTCCTTTTGTAAAATTAAACCTGTTTGTTTAGCACTTGTTTTTAAAGAATAATTACTCAATGCAGTTGCTTCTGTTCTAGCAATATTCATAGCTCTACCTAAGTTTTTTTTACCTAAGCTCTTTGATATTCCTCTGCTTACAAAGTCCTCAAATTCTTTACCTACTAATCCTAGATCAGTAGCTTGATCTATTGATTTCCTTAAAGCAAGGTTTAAGTTTTTTTTCATAGTGTTACTCATGTCGGGTAAGTAAGTGTCTAATCTATTTGATACAAAATTCTTTACATCTCTATTGTATTTATTCCTATTAAGTGGTATTGCTTGTCCTCGTTTTCTTCTTGGGTGGAAGCCTTCTGTTAATATTGTTTGTCTAGGTAATCTTCTTCTTGCTCTTAATATATCCTCTTGTTCTGTTTCTGAATATACAAAATTTTCTTTTAATTCATCAGGCAGTAACAATTCAACTTGTAAATAAGCAAAATCTAAAGCCATGCTTTCATAAAAGGGTGCTAGTTCCTCATACCATGTTTTGTTATTTGAATTAATAACTGAATTTAATAAAGGAATTATCCCCGAAATTGTAGGTGGATTAACAGCTAGAGTTTTATTAATAGCTCTTACTTGTCCTTTTAATAGATCATAATAGACTGAAGCAAAGACAAAATCCCAATTTCCTAATAGCTTATTATATGCTTCCCAAATACTATCTTTTACTTCTGCTTTTTCAAATCGATTTACTCTTTTATCCCATTCAATTTCTCTTAATTGGTTTCTTCTATCGATCAAATCTCTAGCACTAGAGAAATTATTATTCTTCTTCTTCATCTGTTTTCTCTAACCAAGTATTATGAACTCGTTGTCCGTCTTCGGTAAAAGAATATGTATCTTCCGTTCTCCTATTTTTCTTAGGATCATCACTAAATTTTTCTATTTGTCTTAATCTTCGTTCTGCTAATTCTCTTGTAGCATAACAGCCCATATTTTTTCCACTATCCTCAGCAATTACACAAAATTGATCCTCTATTTTTTTAATTACTTTGCTTGAATATTCCGTATCGTCATCATCTTCTGTAACAACAGCTTGTGGTGTGGTTGTTGCAGGTTTAGGCTCTTGATCTACTTTAGGAATTTCTAAATTTGCAGGTACAGGAATTATTGAAGCATTAAGTAAATACACATCTTGGTTTTTATCTGTTGGAAGTCCTGCTTTTTCTCTAGCCTCTGCTACTGTTATCCAACCACCTTGTACACCTGTATTTAATCTATTAAATAACTCATTTTGATCTGCTTGTAAGGCTCTTACTTCTGAAAAATCATACTTAGCTTCATTTTTACTATCTTCCTCATATTCCTTTAAAAGAATTTGTTGTGTAATTTCCTCTCCAATCATTCTCCATAAAGGAATTAATTTATTTTCTGTAAAAAATTCTCTTAATTCTTTAGCATTTGAGTAAGTTGCATGTTTTAATCCTGCACCAAGTCCCGCCAAAATTGCAGGAACACCTAGCACTGCTGATATTCTTTCTTCAGGAATTTGTCTTAATAATCCTATATCTAAATCCTTTGGGCTGAAAGCTAATTTTTCCACATTCATAGCACCACTCATTACTAAAGGCTTTCCTTTATTTTTACCTGCTACTTTTTGTTGGTATGATCTACTTATCTGTTCTGCTTCTTCGGGTGTAGGTCCAAACTCATCTTTCGGTGTGATCATAACACTAGGAACACCCATGTTGGATAATAAAGCTGTGGCCATTTGTCCTGCACTCTCATCTGAATATATTTCTCTTAATACACTCTTTAATGGGCTATATCCTTTTTTGTGGTTTGTTGGATCTAAACCTAATTTAAAGTGTGCAATATCGTTATGATCTAATAATATTTCTTCTTCTGCTGTTTTATATACATAATGAGTTATTAATTCCTCTTTAGATCCTTTTGGCTCTACCATTTCGGGCATTAAAGGATAAAGTGCTATTAATTGCCCTGCTTCATTTCTTTGCTTTAACAGATAAGCGTTTCCAGAAACATGAAGAGCATTTATTAAATATTGTTGTACTACATCTCCACTCATATATGGATTTGGTCTTCTCATTAATAGTGTTAATGGGTGGCCGAGTAATTCCTCTTTTAATCCCTCTTCATTGTAATAACAGACTTGTAAAGTTGCTTCTGAGAAAGATAAACCTAAGACCTGTAAGCATGATGTAACTGCTGAATTACTTTCGCCATTACCTAGTCCCTCTAAATTCCAATTACCTGCACTCGTATTATATCCCTGTATGAATTGATTACCATACACACTTTCAGAAGGATCATCTCTAAAAAAATTATATCCTGTACTTCTTTTTACATTTCTGTTGTCATTTACTTTTGGTCTATTTACCCCAATTAAATCCCAAAAATTTCTTCTATCAGCCAATTCCATGCCTCTCAATAAATCATTAACCTAATACTAATCAATGATAGTAGATATTTTTAATTTATGGTATTATGCAGGTATTAATTGTCTTGATTTTTAGTATGCAAACCATTTCTTGCTGTTTTGTGTTTCTAAAATTGCATAAGCCAAACTATCCACTTGATCATCATGTTCTCCCTCGGGGAATTGTAAAAGCTCTCTTTCTAATTCATCAAACCATAAAGCATTTTCTAGAAAATGGACTTGTCCTTGTTCCATACGAGCAGATAAAGGCATAGCTCTACTTACTTTATCTCGATCAGCTTTTAATTCTCTAACAGGTAATCCCTCACGCCTTGCAATTTGAATTAAGGCTAATTGGTAGCCTGCTCTCTCTATTCCTATATAATCTAAATTATATTCTTCAAGAAAATTCTTTAAAACAGGAATTATATCAGGTGCTTCTAGTCTTTTCCTAAAAACTTCATACACCAAGATATTATTTTTCGGGGTTGTTCCTGCAACTGTAACGACTGTATAATCTGCTTGCTCTTTTGTAGAAGTTGCAAGGTCCACAGTCGCAAATTTTCGGATTGAGTTATCCAAACATCTCTCATCTTCCAATACACAATATCTATTAGTTTCATAATTTCCTTCATCATTTAATTCCGTAACTGACTTCATTCTAAACCTATTAAACCAATTTGTCTGAAACATACCACCTGTTAATTCAACAAACTCTGCTAAATATTCTTGACTAAATAAATATGATCCTATTTCTTTTCTTGCTATTTCTAATTCAGAACTAGGCACAAATGGATTTGATTTAGTAGGTAGTTGCCACCTGTTCCAATCATCTCTATCCTCAGCTTCGTGATAAATTTTCTCAAACCAATTAAATCCCTTTGGTGTTGAAATAAATAAAGCACCACCTTGTCTTTCAGTTAAAGTTGGTCTGATCACTTCAGCCCATGTGTTTTCTTTCATAAAGGCACACTCATCTAAAACAACGAAGTCAAGTCCTGCACCTCTTAATCTGTCTGGATTATCAGCAGATCTAATAGATACCATTCCACCTGTTGGCGTAATAATAGTTTTTTCACTCTCCTTAATAATTGTTCCAAACTCTACACCAATATTTCTTAAGTCTTTCCACCCCTCTAAAGCCATAGCGTATGTAGGTGCGATCCACCAAGATCTTTTTCCTTGCCACGCTTTTTCTAAGCATAACCAAACACCTAATCTAGTTTTACCCCAACGCCTACCTGCTGAAAGTACTTTAAACCTAGAATTATCCATAGCTACTTGTGTTTGTCCCTCATGCAGTTGTGGTAATTTAACTTTATATTTTCTTGTATTTATTTCTGTTGTTAATTCAGTTTCCATAACTCATTTCTCCAATTATCACTCAATATATGCTCTAATTCTGCATTTAATAAACTGCCTATTTTAACTCTATCCCAAATATCAGTAATAACATCTGCTTTTTTAAAAGCACTTTCAAAATAATGTGCAACAAAATAGCTTTTATTTATTATTTCCTCAATAGAAGGCATTCTATAACCAAACAATTCAGTTTTTCCGTCTAATCTACTAGGTGCTTCTAATGAATAACATTTACTTGATCCTAACCACGCAGGGATTGGGCCGAAATAAAGTGGCTCATATATTTTTGCTTCTTTATGTTCATGTGCTATTTCTTTAAGTGTCCACATAATATAATTCCACCCCTTAGTATCTTTTCGTGGTAATCCCTCTAATTGTTGTTCAATTCTATGAGCAAGTTTTATGAAATCATAATCCATATTTTTACCTACTTTGCTTGGGAAGTTGCTTAAAGCTTTCCCGTCCCAAGAATTATCGTGTATTTTAAATGGTGGGTGGTTTTCTTTCCATTTTATAGCCATAGCACCTGTTTTCTTTGCAGGGATAGATGAGAAAAAGTTATCAATATCGGGTAAAGGCCTTAATGCGATCATATCCATATCTGTTATAGTCCCTTTTAATAAGGAAGCCATTCTAATTCTTACAATATCTGAAATATGAGCAATGTTATGGCCTCTTTTTAAGGCTTCAAAAGCTAAGGCTCTACTATAAACCTTATCTGCGTCCTCTATATTAATTCCTTTAGGTAAATTCGTTATATTTTGATAGGTATAAAGAAATACTTCATTATTGTATTTTTTTTGAGAATATAAGGTTAATTTATGAAAATCACTTATCTCTATGTCTTTATTGATCCAATCATTATAATTTTGCTCGTTTTCATATTTAGACCAAAATAATATTATCATCTTTTTTTAGTCGCTATTTTCGAGTATTTCTACTTCTGTTGGAATATCTTTAGGAACATCTTCAAATTCTATGTC